AAATGTTCGCAAGGAATTAATATTCCGAAAACTGTGAATATCCAAATTTTTATAAGATATTTTTTACTTATCAAATATAACTTTAATATTAGATACAGTAAAGAAAATGACATCTTATAAATCTACATAAGTTCTCTAAAATATTAATATTTAAATTTGTTTCTTCAACAAAAATTTTTTATGGAAATCTTTAAAATATGTTAAAAAATGGAGCAATTAAAAAAATTTTAATTGAGTAACAAATTATTACTTTTTGTTACCCAAAGTAAATAATCTTAATTGATACCATATCATAATAAAATTTGATTTTTTCATTTGCTTAAAAAGAAAATGATTATAGATAAATAACAACAATGGCAAACATAATACAAAAAGATATCAAAAATGCTAATTTAAATTCAAGAGCTGTAAAAAATAAGATTTTAAACTATTTGTACACAAGCAATATTAATACAAGTTTAAAATATGAACCGATATCCAATATAAAGGATATGGAAAATATTAAAAATAATGACTATATAATTTGTCCAAGATTCCGCGGCACAAGATCTTGGATTATATTTTTCCGTACAGGTGATAATTTCTATGCTGTGAATTTTCCAAAGCATAGTAAAAGAAAAAGGGAGGATTTACAGATTCATCCAATTGATATTAGTGTCAGCAAGGAATTCTATCGTGGAACAATTATGGAGGGTATCTATTTTAGGATAGATAAAAAAAGATATTTGGTTATTGACGAAGTTTATTTATTGGCGGGGGAAAACCAATTATTAAAACCAAAAGATGATAGACTCAATAATTTAATACAATACATTAAAACATCAACAAACATGAATCCTAATTTTTTTATGTACGTCAGCCAATATTATTCTGTTGGAAAAAAATCATTGAAAGATTTGTACGAAAAAATTAAAGCAGATCCAAAAATACAAGAAATTATATTTTATCCCAAATTCTACAGTAGAAAAATATATAGTTATACTATTATTGATTCTGATTTGGTTGATACTATTATTAAATTAACACAATTTCGTTTACAAAAAACAAAAAGTCCAGATGTTTATAATTTATTATCAACAACCACAAATAATAAAATAGATATCGCATATGTACCAGACATGGAAACTAGCAAAAAATGTAAACAATGGTTCAAGGATAACAAAGCAAAAGAATTACTTGTTAAATGCCAAATGGATATGGATAAAAAAAAATGGATTCCTTTAGAATTAATAGAGGATGACTTGGATAATTATTCTGATAGTGATAATGGAGATAGTGACAATGGAGATAGTGATAATGGGGATAGTGACAATGGAGATAATAATGAGTATGTGGAAGTGTGAATTTGTTAAATTAAAAAGTATATTTTTTGTATAAAACTTTATACAAAAAATATATGTTCACCCACAATAATTTATTATTTTATAAAAAAAACAACAAGTATGCTTACATTATCAGTTGACCCACGTGCAATGGCATAACTAGCCAATTTTCTGGCAATGTTATTTGTTTTATTAATATCTTCTGATGGATACCTATCATCAGGCAAATCATAATAGCCAATATTATTATCATTCCAGTGATCCCTAACAAAATTAATTGCTTCATGATTTTGCAATACATCCCATAATCCATCACATGCTACTATGATAAATTCATCCTCAGGTTGTAATTGGTAATGAAACGAATCTGGTAAATGACTTACATATGGCGTATTATCCAAATCACCAAATGATTTTGAAACTGATAAATCACCAATCCTCCAATCATAGGCTTCATAGTGAACACGTTTATTGGTATTATATTTTTTATTAACCATGTCAATTCGGTATTTTTCATCAGGCCAAAATGGCTTATGATCTTTACTCAATGGAATTGCTAATCCTTTTCTCGATAATACTGCTCGACAATCCCCACTATTAATAACTTGTATATTTTCTTTATGGTCATTATCAAGATAACGAACAACTACTAATGCAGTTGATCCACATGATTTGGCAATTTTTTGCGGATGATTTATTAATTCCTGTTGAATATAATTATAAATTTTACAAATATAATTGTGTGATAATGGATATATTAAATTTTTTTTTGTTAAATGTTTTTCCAATTTTGGGGCAATAAATTTTGCCACTGAACTTCCTCCATGACCATCACAAACGGCAAAAAAATCTATTTGTGCGCATTCATGATCCATCTTATCCGAATCAACACACAAGTTAATTTTAAATTTTTCTACGTCTTCATTACTTTCGCGCATTCCTTGTAGTGATGTTTTGTGTAAAGTAATTGATCTTTGCATTATAGTTAAATGATTTTTTATTATATGATGATTTATTATAACGATTAATTAAAAAATTCAATTTTTTTAGTATAATCCAATATAAAATTTAAAATGTTACTTTTGAAAAAATTGATAAATAAATATACTTTTTAAAGAACTGTTCTTCATACATAAATATATATCAATACACAATATGAATAATCCAATTGACGACTTAATTGACCAAATTAATGACAGTGAAGAATCAAATACCTGTTCAAAATGTTTATGCCAATCTAAATATTTATTTAAAATGAGTTGTACCCATTTTATTTGTTTGGAATGTGTTGAATTATTAATCAATGAAAATAATTATAAATCATGTCCATTATGTGCCGCCGTTTTACAAAAAAATTTACATAAAATATACGGCACATTTTTAATAGATCCTGTTGCCAAATTATCTTACTATCATGGTATTAATATTGGTGATGTTCTTTGGTATTATGGAGGTAATGGTCATAACTGGTTATATTCCAAAGACCAATGCCAACAATTGACCACTGCATACAATAATTATAAATTATTGAACGGTGAAAATTCCACAGAATTACAAATCCAAATTGGAAATAATTTTGAAACATATGTTATCGATTTTGATTCGAATACACAATATCCCAAAAATACTCCAAACAAACAACGCGATATATTTCATTTTACGTTTAAAGTTGTAGCGGATTTAAAAAGAAATAAAATAATTGGTATAACTGGTAAACCATTATAATTAAAACAATTTTAATAAAAATCATTTTAATTCTAACCATTTCTAACACATCTGCCACAAGATTGCGAACAAATATTACATTCATTACCACAAAAACAACAAATTCCATATTCTTTCTCTAATTCGTCTAATGAATTCATTTCATTAATAATTTTATTGATATTGTCATTTGATAAACCATTTGTTGAAATGATTGTAGGCACTATATCTAATTTTTCGAGTTCGGTAGAAAAATAATGGATAATAATTTGTTTTTTTTCTCGTGTTATCATAATTGGTAGACTAGTTTTATTAATTATTTTATTTTTGGCATCAATTAAAGAGGTGGTTGCAATTGGTGATTGATATTTATGAATTTTTGTCATTGGCTATTAATTATTTAGTTAAATAATTAATGGTAATAATTGTAATAATCATTTGTAATTCAATTTTTTTTTTTGCGATAAAATTTGTTGTTCTTAATTAATTTATAATTAATATCACTTTCGCTGTCACTATCACTACTGTCTCCAGGGCAAATACATGGTTGACATTGACTTAAATCTGGTCTATCGTCTACTGGTTGGGGTACATACTGTAATCCCGCAAGGGGTACATTTTTTGACTTATTTTTTCTTCTTTTTTGTCGAATATTTTTTTTTGATGTTAAATCATAGTCGTCGTTATTTTCCATATATTTTTGATATATTTCATCCTTTCTTTTTCTTTTGGGGTTCTTAAGTTTTTTATTTAAATAATTTTTAACGGATCGATATTTACCAGTATCACTATCACTAGCCCATGGTTTTTCATCTATATTTGACGTTAGTGGTGAAAGATTTTGCATATTCTCTACATTGCATGATTTTTTTTGACTATACAAATAGATTATTACAATTAATGCTATAACAAGAGCTATAACAAAATATTTATTGGATACTATATTATCAAACATAACCAATTATATACTATTATTATATATTTATTTTTGTTGTGATGTATCATTATCGAACCCCAAATGTAGCGATATGAAAATAGTTTAAAAAATTATGCCAATTAGACAATGCACAATTTTCTGTAATTGTTTTCCGATGGTTTATATTGATTAATAAAATCAAGTGGTGTATAATATTCAATAATATGTGTGACTATTGGGTGTACCGCGTAAATATTTAATTGAATTATTTTTTCGGTGAAATTTAGAATAGATAAAATAATACTATTAATAAAAGCAAGAACATGAATATGATTATCGTCTGTATTGTTAGGATATTCATAAACATATGACGAGACTATTTCATTATAGCATTTTCTAAATTCCCTAACCTCTTTTTTGAGTTTATTGGTTATTTCATCTAAATGTTCTTCTGTTTTTTTTTTAATTTTATCGACATCGTCACTATATTTTTTACTGAAATCACAATATACACTGGCGGTATATGCGGGAGAAATATTTTGATATTTTTTATGTGTCAACAAAGATTTTAAATACGATTTGTTTTTATTTGTTTTCCATCTTGGTTGACTCATATCTGTCCATTTTTCAAGAAATATATATAATTTATTATCCTGGGAAAATATTTCCTCCAACATAAATATATATTTATCAAATACTTCATGAAATCTATCCTCATCCTCTTTTGTTAAATATTTTTTATTAAAAAACAAAATATCTTCGTTATTGTAAAGTATTTTGTTTATTTTCCAATTATCTTTCCTAAAAAAATCATAAGGTATGTAAATATCATCATAAAATTCCCGTAATTGGATATTTAATAAACGACATATTGTGCCGTTTTTTTTATTTTTTTTATGATCTATATCACTGAGCCCTCCTTTGAGTTTTTTTAAAGTATCAATAATATTTTCAGTTGAAGAAGTTTCATGATTGTTTTCCATTGTATTATACTGTATATAATATAATGGTTATACTGATATATGTATTTAAGTTATCAAATTTTTTAATAATTTTAACAAATTCTATATAAATTATAACTTTCAGTCCCAATAGAAACATCAACTAAATGTACTCGAAACATGCCAGATTGATTGGTCTGAATCACCATATTACCATACGAAGTTCCACCAGTACCCGGAAAAAGTGTATATATATTCGTCAATGATTGATTTATTATATTAAATTCGAAACAATCATTATTTTGTAAATTTGCTATATTTGATACTATTGTTGGTGCATCATATAATGTTAAAATAACATCGGATATAGGTGTACCATATAAAATAATAGATAATAAATCAGCAGTTGTCAGAATTTGCGGAACAGAATCGGATATTAATAATGGTAATGGTTGACTTTGTACACGTGCATTACTATGTCTTTGATATAAATTTGTACCATTTATATTATTTCCAATTTGTACATCACGACCAAAAGCCGCTGTACCAATAAGTATTGGACCGCTCGAAAAATGACCAATGCCAATTTGACCACCATTGCTATTAATACCAACACTAATATTGGTATCGATGGTAACAGTATTTGCTGTTAAATTTATTGGTGCGCCACTTGCTGTTAAATTTATTGGTCCATCAGCTGTGTCGATTGCAAGTCCTCCTGTCCCTGTCATTAAATTAATTTCAGTGGCTCCTGATAAATTTCCAATGTTGAGAATTCTTTCATGCGCAGCTGTTATAATATTAACTGGACCATTACTAGTATGATTTCCAATATTAATACCAGTGTATCCATTTAAATCGGTTGTTGCATTTGTTGATCTTAATAAAAGATTACCATCAGTAACAGCGAATTCGGATTGGGCATTGGTTTGGATTAGAAGAGCATCATCGGTATTTATATGAATACCTCCTATACCTGATTCTATTATTATTCCACCATATGGATTAGTGGCTAAAATTTGTATTGCATCATTGTCAGGTACATCCGATGTAATAATTACTTTTTGTCCATATCCCAATGGAAAATGGTTTGTAACAATTGTATTCAATTCGGTAATTTCGGATGGCGCCAGTCCAACATCAAATGTAATATGAACTGTATCAGTATTATAATTATCAATAGTAATATTTTGTAAAATTGCTGTGATCATTGGATTACTAGTTATTTCGTTCATTAATTGTGGAATATTGACTCCATTTGCAAAATGTATTATGAAAGAAAAATCGTATGTTGCCATTAATATATATTAATCAATATATATTAATTTTATGTATGGATGGTACTTTATTTTAATTTATAATTTGAACACAAAAATTTTATGCTATTCTTGTAATAACGAGGGATGCAGTTGCTTCCGGCACAACTATGTTTGTTGGAGTACCTTTTAATAATCCCTTCAATGCCGTAATTTCACCTATACGTGCCGGTAAATCATCACTCCACCACCATAATCTCAAAAATTGATTAGGTATATTATAATTCAGTAATACGGTGTTAGATATTGTATATACGTGGTTATCAACCGGGGCTTGCACCAATGTGGAGGATCCGGGTACTGGTGTTGCATTAATTCCCGATGTTGTTGGTGATATTGTTAGAACGGTGGCTGCATTAGTATTGGGTGTAGTACCACCAGATTTAACATCAATTTTATATGTCACTAAATAATAACCAACCTGTGGACTTGAAAAATCAACATTATTTGCATTTCTTGTCCAAGTATTACCAGGTGGGGCTATGGGACTCGCCGGTTGACTTAAAGTGACTGGGGTAAAATATACTGTACTCGTATTTGCCTGATTAACCAAACTGAAAACAAAAATAGAATCCATTGCCGCATTTTGTCCTTCTGCGCCCTTATCACCTTTTCCACCTTTTTCTCCTTTGTCCCCACTGGTACCTTTTTCTCCTTTATCACCTTTATCACCAATAGTACCTTTATCACCCTTATCGCCAATAGTACCTTTTTCACCTTTGTCTCCACTGGTACCTTTTTCACCCTTGTCTCCGATAGTACCTTTGTCACCCTTGTCTCCGGTAGTACCTTTTTCGCCTTTATCACCAATAGTACCTTTTTCACCTTTATCACCAATAGTACCTTTGTCACCCTTGTCTCCGGTAGTTCCTTTTTCACCTTTATCGCCCTTTTCACCCTTTTCTCCTTTCTCGCCTTTGTCTCCGATGGTACCTTTTTCTCCTTTCTCTCCTTTGTCTCCGATAATACCTTTTTCACCTTTATCGCCAATGGTACCTTTTTCACCTTTATCTCCAATATCTCCCTTTTCACCTTTATCGCCAATGGTACCTTTTTCTCCTTTCTCTCCAATATTACCTTTTTCACCTTTATCTCCAATATCTCCCTTTTCACCTTTATCACCAATAGTACCTTTATCACCCTTATCGCCAATATCTCCCTTTTCACCTTTATCACCAATAGTACCTTTATCACCCTTATCGCCAATATCTCCCTTTTCACCTTTATCGCCAATGGTACCTTTTTCACCTTTATCTCCAATATCTCCCTTTTCTCCTTTAACACCAGGATCACTGATATCTCCTTTTTCTCCCTTGTCACCAATAGTACCCTTATCTCCTTTGTCTCCAATATCACCCTTATCTCCTTTGTCTCCAATATCACCCTTCTCACCTTTATCTCCAATTGTTCCTTTTTCACCTTTGTCACCGATGTCTCCTTTTTCGCCTTTATCTCCAATATCACCTTTCTCTCCCTTGTCACCGATATCACCTTTCTCTCCTTTGACTCCAGGATCACTTATATCACCTTTCTCACCTTTTTCACCATTATCACCAATTGTTCCTTTTTCACCCTTATCACCAATGGTTCCTTTTTCACCAATATCACCTTTCTCACCTTTGACACCCTTATCAGCGATTGTTCCTTTTTCACCCTTATCACCAATGGTTCCTTTTTCACCAATATCACCTTTCTCACCTTTGACACCCTTATCAGCGATTGTTCCTTTTTCACCAATTGTACCTTTTTCGCCTTTTTCACCAATTGTACCTTTTTCACCAATTGTACCTTTCTCACCTTTTTCACCAATTGTACCTTTCTCACCTTTGTCACCAATTGTACCTTTATCTCCTTTGTCACCAATTGTACCTTTCTCTCCTTTATCACCGGGATCGCTTATATCCCCTTTAGTACCCTTTTCTCCCTTATCACCTTTGGTGCCATCACTAGCTTCACCCTTATCACCTTTGATGCCACCACTTGCATCTCCTTTATCTCCTTTTTCACCTTTGCATCCATTTCTACCATCTCTTCCATGGCAACAATTACAACTGGGAATTCCACATAAAATTTTGGTACAGCATTTATTTATCATACGATCAGTGTACGATTTACAAGAATCATGCGCCCTATTGTCAATACAACAATTGATATCTTCAGAACACGGATCGAGATATTTGCGACAACATGATGATTCACAACAATTCGGAATTTTGCATCTACATGATGGAATACAACAATCATCAGAGCATCTGTTAAAACTTGGTTCAACCGGCGCACACGACGACGAAGTAGATCGGCTGTTCGATACTTTGTAACTACACTTGAGTTTTTTATGTTTATGCATACTATTATTACTGTATAAAAAAGCTTAAATATTTCTCACCCAGTATTAGAATAATCATATATATTATTATGGTTATTCTAATTGTTTTTACATATTAAAAACAATTAGAATAATTTTACAACAAATATTAAATATTATATTTTTTACCAAAATCTGACTTGGAAATTAATTTAATTCCAAGTTTTTTTGCTTTTTGATATTTCGCAGAAGATTCTTCACCATCATTATAAACTACCAATGTAGTATTGCCACTTACTGATCCGGATACTTTTCCTCCTTCATTTTCAACAAATTTTTGCCAACTTTTATCACGGAATCCAGTAAATACAATTGTTTGATCTTTAAATAATCCAGATTTTTTGGCTTTGTTAACGTATGGTTTAACATTGGTAATTTTTTTAATATTTTTATAAAATTTTTGAAAATCGGGCAGTGCTTCCAAAAATTTATCAACAGTAATAGTATCAAAACCTTCTAAATCTAGTAACCTTTTTTCCCATTTTTCATGTGTTTTTTCGGAATATTGATCTACTATATCAGGATATGTGTCTAATATTTTTTTTATTTTTCTTTCTCCAAATCCTCTACCAAAAACATTACTTGCGGCCATTAATGTTAATATATTAAGATTTTCGAGAGCATTTTGTAAATTATTATACAGTTTGTTTGCTAAAGTTTCCTGAAAACCATCAATTGATAAAAAATCATCCACTGTTATGGACATTATTTCTGGTATATTATCATACCCGGCATTAACCAATCTAGTAACAATTCCCTCAGATAAATTATCAACACCAATATACCTCATAAATTTTGTTAATCGTTGAATAATAACAATATTATTACTATCAGCATTTTTTATAATAATATTGACACCGGATTTATCCCATTTATAATCAACATCGTCTGGAAGACTGGGTTTTTTGGCTGGCTTAATAACACTGGTAATATATGGTATCACGTCACCACTACGGACTACTCTGATAATTGCACCAGGACCAATTTTATTATCAACAATGAATTTAGCATTGAACCCTGTCGTGTATTCCAAATCTGCTTGAGATAATCTTATTTTTTCAAAATGTATCCTTGGTACAAGAAATCCATCTTTGGATGGTTTCCATAATACTTCAATTACTTTAACATCGCCAGTTGGTGTCATGCCCTTGAACGCAAAACTATACGATGGATTACCAGCAATATTTCTGGAATGTAAGTGGTCATCCGTAACAATAATACCATCAATTTCATAAATGGATTTTTTTTTACGTTTTTGCAAGATATTACTTAATATATTCGTATCAATATCGTTATAAACATCATAATAAACCACATTCAGTCCCCATTTTTTTAATAGTTTCAATTGATCTAATGGTTTTACTAGTGGTTCAATTACTTCGTATGCTAAAAAATCAACATCACTAGCATAATCCTTGTTAAATGATTCTTTTTTAGAATTAACAATACCAGCAACCATATTTCTGGCATTAGACATAATATCAGCATACTGCTCGAATTTTTCTATTGACATAATTAATTCACCACGAATAGCTATTTTATTTTTTTTTAATTCTAATAATTTATCGATAGACATATTAACATGATTTGCCAAATGTGTAATATTTTGTCCAAATTGACCAGTTCCTCGTGTATATAATGTAATTTTACCATTAACCATTGTTAATAAACATGAAATACCGTCTAATTTATCACTAACAATATATGGACCCTTGTATTTTTTTGTCCAATTTGTTACTAAATTATTATCAGCTTTAATTTTATCCATGGAACCCATCCAGTAAGGCAGTTCGATTTTTTTACCTTTGACTGGTGCTCCTGTTTTTTGTAATACTTTAGATTGCGGTTTAATTTCTTTTAATTTATCAACCAAAATATCAAATATTTCATCACTTATAAATGAAACATCCGAATTATAATAACTTTCTGCTGCAATAATAATTGCCCTTTCTATGTCATCAGCATTTAATTCTGGAAGTATTTGCCAAATTGTTTTTGCTTTATTTATTTTTTTGATAATATCCATATTATTATAAATGAATTTATTGATCTAATATTTATATTCTATTGTTTTTATTTATAATGTTATTTGAATCAATATTTTGTATTCCAGCATCTTTCAACTCTAAAATATATGTATGTTATTTTGTATCAAAAAATATAAAAAAAATTGAAAACCGAACCAGTTAATAACTGTATATTATCTAAACCAAGCGAATATACCAAATTTAGATATTGGTCATGAAACAGCGAGTAAAATTTAACATAAAAAATTTGTACGACGTGATAAAATGTCCGATTAGTACCATGATTATGTTTGATCCAGTGGTAGCTGATGATGGTATTACATATGAAAGAATTTTTATAGACAAATGGTTAAAAAAAAATAGTATCAGTCCAAAGACAGGTGTCAAGATGACAAAAAAATTAGTACCAAATGATGCTACGAAAATATTAATTTCAAATTTTTTAAATGATAATGCCCATCTTTGTGGTGAACAATATATTCCCAAAATGTGTCACATAGAATTCATAAATGATATCAAACAAATAATTAATAGTAAAGATTTTATCAAACTAAAAAATTATTGTGAATTTAGTAGTAAATATTTTTTAAAAAATAACGGTAATTTGATTTGTTTATTATGTTCTGCTTCGTTGGAAATTCAAAAACATGTCGTTAATGAAACCACTAATATTAATTATTGTAATAATACTGGAAATACAATTATGCATTATTTTGCTTCACATGGCAGAATGGAAATCCTACAATATCTTATTGAAAAAGGAGCAACCATGGAAAAAGAAAACATACATGGAAGAAAACCAATCCATTTTGCATGTGAACATAATACTAATAACGATGCTATTAAATATATAATAGATAATTCCATTGATTTGGAATGCGATGACAAAAATTTATACCGTCCAATCCATTGTCTTTGCATCAATCCGAATATTGATACGGAAACAGTAATTTATTTAATAGAAAAAGGTATCAATCTTAATTATTCTGAAAATAACGAACGACGAGCAATTCATTTAATTTGTCAAGGTGATAATAATGAACTAATTAAATATATATTGGACACTGATCCTGATCTCGATTTTCCAGATTCGAACGGATGGAGACCAATACACTATTTATGTAGTGGTCACCAGGTAGATATTATTGAATATGCAATTGGAAAGAATATCGATCTTGAATGTGAAACGAATGATGGCTTTAAACCAATTCATATGCTAGCCAAACCATCAACACTCACTTTGATTAAATTACTTATTGAAAAAGGAGTGCAAGTAACGAATATACCATATGTAGAAACAGATGGCATACCACCATTAGAATCGGAATCTTCGGGAGATAATGAAAATGAAACTGAAATTGAAACAAATGATGAAAATGAAACTGAAGCAGAAACAAATAATAATCTAGAAATTGAAACCATAATAAATGAAAATGAAAATCAAACGAATAATGAAAATGTAGCTGAAAC